TGGATTTACGAATGCGATGTCGCCATTATTTATTTGAGGCTTTAAGTGATCACCAAAGCAGAAACAAGCATATGCTTTGTAATTTGAACACCCAGATGGGCGGTCAACTTTGCTCATCATTTGTTGTGTAAAATCGAAGCCTTTACCGTCCGGCAGCGGAAAACCGTACACTGTTAGCGTCGGCGATAATGCAGGCCTGTCGACCTCATTTCCATTTGAAGTCTCAACAATATCCGACTCTGATATTTTGAGAAACTCTGAGATTTTGGCTTTGTGAGGGTATATTTTGCGTTTGCCGCCCTCGATCCGGCTGTACTCAGCCTGCCCTATGTTTAGCGCTTTTGATAACTCAACTTGAGTTACATTACGCTCTGATCGCAATGCGCGTAAATTGTTCCGGTACATTTTGAAACTCCACTGGTGGTGGTGAATTAACCCCTTTCGACGCTATTGCACGTTTCAGGATTTGCGAATAACTCGTCTGTCCACGCTTTGACGGGGCGTTAACAAGATTTATCCATTGGTAGTCGCCCAAAGGCGTATTTATTTGGTTAAAGTTCATAGCACAGTCCTTTCTATTTTTTTACTGCGAGTTATTTACTTTAAGTAAATATTTGAATAACGCAAGTTATAAGAATATAGGACACATATCTTGACACGTCGCTCAGAGCCAGTAATATGCCTAAAACGCATATTATTCACATATATTGTGGTGGGTCATGAAATTAAGCCAATATCTTGTGACAAACGGAATCAGTCAAAAACGCTTTGCGGCTGATTTGGGTGTCTGCCAGGCGACAATACATAAATATCTTTATGAGAAATCTGTGCCTTCGGGAAAACGCATGATGCAAATTCATGTAATGACCGAAGGTGATGTGACGCTGGTTGATTGGATAGATCATTTTGGAGATCACGATGGGCAAAGCGTCAAGGGATAAGGGCTGTCGCTTTGAGCGAGAGCTTGTAAACACTGCAAAAGCTCATGGCCTTGAGGCGTATCGGGTGCCGCTATCTGGGTCAGCCGCTGGGTTCAAGAACGATGTCATCATCAAGCAGGGTCGGACGACGTGGGAAATAGAGGCAAAGAAAAGGGCTTCTGGATTTAAGTTTATTTATGATAATAAAAAAGACGCTGATGTTTTGGTCATTGGGGTCGACCGTGAAAAGCCACTTGCAGTCATCGATTATGAGGACTTCTGCGATTTGATCGGTGGCAAGCTATGAGGGGAGTTGGGGTTGTCCATCAACGTCGTCACCACTCAGAGCAGGATATAATCGCCCTTTATAGCCATATCGGCGATGGCGTTGTCACTACCGGCATAAACCGCATCGCGGATTGGTGTGGCATCACAAGAGACAGCGTTAGGCGTTGGAGTGAGTTTTTCGGACGCATTCCCGACAAATGGTACGAGACTGTGCAGCAATGCTCGATTGAATACACCGGTGTGCGCTTTGACATTGATTTCATGGAAACCGGTGCGATGAGCCGCAGTTGCCTGCGATGCAGCCGAAAATTTATGAGCGCCGGTATTGGCAACAGGATCTGTGACCATTGCAAAGGGAGTGAGGAGTGGCAGCAACTCATCAACAGCCCCGAATGATTGAGGTGCGGCTTAAAGATTATGAGGTGTTGCAGGCCGCGATGACCGGCATGCTGCGTCAAGTTTCAGCGATCAAACGCAAGTCTGTGAGCAAGATAAACGGTCGTGAGTGGCAGGCGCATATTGAGGGTGCTTGCGGTGAAGTGGCGGTGGCGAAGGTTATGGGGCGCTATTGGGGCGGGGGCATTAACACATATAAATCGGGCGGTGATATTGACAGCACCGGCTGGGAAGTTCGCACACGCAGCAGTCATGATTATGACCTAATCGTGAGGGACGATGACGACGATGAAAGGGTTTTTATTTTAGTGACCGGACACGCACCAGACTATCGGGTGCAGGGATGGATAAGGGCTGCTGATGCGAAGCGGCAAGAATGGCAACAAAACTATGGCGGACATGGCCTCGCATATTTTGTGCCGCATCAGGCATTGAGTGAAATGGGAGAACTGCGATGAGTATAAAAGCCGTGACGTGGGCGTTTGAGCAAAAGCTCAATGATAGCGTTGCCAAGTTAGTGTTGATTGGCATTGCCGATAGATACAACACAGAGTTTGGATACGCTTACCCAGCCATAAAGTGGCTTGCACAGGTTGCCGATTGTTCGGAGAGAACGGTGCAGCGAAAGATACAATTTTTGCAAGAGATCGGGATGGTGAGCGTACTTCAAACGCACTCGAAAGACCCTAAAACCAGAGGCACAAATAAATACAATTTGCCCCAGCTAGAGGGGGTGACACTGTGTCAGGGGGTGACAACATCGGGGGGTGGGGGTGACACCCAAGATGTCGGGGGGGTGGTGACACCTATAAGTCACCCTAACAATAGAACGATATTAAACTATAATAATACCATCAAAATGTTCGATTTGTTTTGGGAAGCCTCTCCGAAAAAGGTGGGCAAACAGCATGCCTTAAAAGCGTGGAAAAAAGCTGTGAAGGATACAGAGCCAGATGTGCTTATCAGCGGAATGAAAGCCTACGCAGATTTGGTCAAGCGCAAAGGGATCGAACCGCAATATATCAAGCACCCGCAGACCTGGCTCAATGGGGGGTGCTGGGATGATGTGGAAGATGCGCCGGTTGAGTCGCGTGAGAACTTCGGTGTGTCACAGCGATGGATGCCGAAAACAGAGGAAGAGTTCAAAGCAAAGTTCGATGCAATGCCGGATTGGTATCGCAAGAACAGACCGGATGTGATCAGCGTGGCAATAGAGGCGGGGTGGCTTGATGGATAAACCTGATGTGGTATTGCCAACGCCTGAGTTTCTAGCAAAGCACTCCGTCGAAGAAGTCGAGACACGTCAGGCTGGCAAAAAGCGTATCAGAGTCACTGATCAGCTTTGGATTGATTACTATCTGAAGCACAAGCACATCAGTTCGCATCAGCATGCGGCTGCGGAGCATCTCTTGCGCATCTATCGGGCGGCAGGACGAGTGCAACGTATGACCGGCAAGATGGAGTGGACTCCGCCCAGCAGCAACACAAACATGACTGAACATGCGTCTGATAGTTTTGCGGCGTTTTGCAAGATAGCTCGCCGTATGGGGCGGGAGAGCTTTGGCTGCGTTGAGGATGTCGTGCTGCACGACATGTCGGCAGCAGAGTGGGCGAGAAAAAATGGGCGCAACCCAAAGGCCGCACCCGAAATATTGAGGATCTGTTTAGATGATCTGGAGTATGCGTTCAAGCATCTGAATGATCGATGAGTTCCCATTCGCTCTCAGTGAGCGACCGATAGCCTTTATATTCACACTCCCAGCACCCAACTAGATCACCGCCTTTTGCAAGGCAATGCTCGCACTCTGCTTTCGGCTGGAAGCCTATTTCAGGCCATTCAAGAACCTCAATGATCGCCATAATGGATCTCCTTTATGGTTTCACCAATTTGCTGTGCGATTTGGGGGACGATTGCGTTGCCTAGCCCCTTCAAGCGGTTAACACGGTCTTTGACCCGAATTGCTACTCTTGGGATGTCTTCTGGCTCTCGCTCCCATCCGTCAAATCTGTCCAGCCGCGAGGGTATCCCATCAACCAGGTCACCCATTCTGGATTCAAGCTGCCGCTTGTCTCCGAAACCACCATTGATAAATTCAGTTGCTTGCCCTTCGCCTCTCTGCGTTGAATTGCTGGCATCCCTCGATGACCCCTGTCTCTGTTGTCGCTGGCTTGTGGTGTCGGCCACATTCTCACTTCGTCCACAAGTGTTATCATGCTTTGCCCCGTCTTTTTGCAATGATGATAAAGCTCTGGGCTTTTTGCTCCCTGTTGAGCATTTGCTGCGGCTGGTGTTGGCCACCATCTGCTGTTCATTGATGGTGCCATCTGGTTCGCAGTGGCTGTTGGTGTGTGCAATAATCCAGAGTCTGTCTCTTTTGTGTGGGGCATCGACACCGCAAGCTGGAACAATAAACGTCCGGCTGGCGTAGTTTTGGGCTTCCAAGTCAAAAAGCACCTTGTCGAGTCCCATGTTGAGATGACCATAAACATTTTCGAAAACGCAAAAAGCGGGTCGTTTCTGTGCAACAATTTCAAGGATAAACGGCCAGATGTGGCGGTCATCCGCCTCGCCTTTGCGCCTCCCAGCGAGGGAGAAGGGTTGGCAGGGATATCCTGCTGTGATGATGTCGCAGTAAGGAACAAGTTTTGTTGGATCATTGGCTAACTACTTTACATCTTCAGCAATCGGCACATTCGGCCAGTGTTTCGCCAAGACTCGCTGACAGAATTGATCGTTGTCGCAAAAAAGAACTGGCACCGATAAGCCTGCCCATTGAAAGCCAAGAGCAAACCCACCGATGCCAGAACACAGATCAACGTGGCGAAGCATTCTATGGCGCGGCCATGAATGCGAAGAAAAAGACGCAGACGGCTGCCCATGTGCCGAAGAATGCAAGGGTCGCAATCAACTCTCTGAGATATATCCACATAATTCCCTCCATTGCTGTGAATATGCTCATATTATGCCTATTAGGTATATTATACACCTAATATGCGCATACTATTGCACGTAGGGACGGATTATGTTATTGATTGGTCATAATAGAATTTTTCCCCATAAATCATGAGATAACTCAATGCGAGACCTCGATGTTCGCTGGCAAAGCGTGACTGACCTCACGCCCTATGCCAGGAACAGC